CACATCCCATGTCTCTAGCATAGCGTCTCAATAACGAAAGCATAGAGTCTTTCCAGTCTTTTAAATCTACTCCACCACAAAACGACATGCACAACAGCTTTCGTTGAGGATAGACTACAAAATTAGTAACTACAGCACCTTTAATTCTACCGCCGTCAAACGCTACCCACAACTCATAGTCGTAGTCAACAATCGAAGTATAAATATCGCCGACTGTATAGCGTCCATGTGTATAGGCCGCCGCCTTCTCTAAGTAAGGTTCTATTTCACTCCAGCATGTATCGACATACTGTTTTGGAACCATTGATACTTCAATCATTTAGGCATGTATTTTTCAGGGTTAATTTCTTTACCCTGTTTAGGGTTGCCAGTACGCGCTTTGCGTACCTTGTCCATCATACCGTGAAGCTGCTTAGCGCCGGCTTCTGTGGACCCATTGCCCAAATGTGACACCACATCCGCTGGGATTACAAATTCGCCATCTGCAAGTCGAGCAGGTTGGCGTCCGTTAATAGTTGCAGGAATGTTGTCCGACATACCATCACCAGGGCCCTGGAGTAGTCGTGGGTTTCCGCCAGCAGCATATCCACCCAAACTTGAATGCATAATTCCGCCTTGTGCAGCTTCTACATCTGAACCACTGTCGCCTTGTTTCTTAGGCTTGACTGAAGCCATCTGCAATTGGCCCATAGGCATAGGACGTTTAGCAACTGGAGGAGATACATAAGCTCGTTGATTAACTTTGGCTTGGCGAATCTGTGCGGCAGTTAACGCGTCTTGGTATCGAGTATCTGGATCTTGGTCATAGTAAATACCTACATCATGCGACACAGCTGGAGCAGCCTGCCGTTGACCCTCTAACATTTTTTGGTACTGTTCAATAGAATCAGAAAGACTACCCCCTGCCGCATAGTTTTGAGCGTCAAGTGGAGTACCGCCTTCGTCATAACCTACAGGTATTACCCCACCCACGGCATAGCGGGGTCTGTATTGGTAATCAGCAGGATTAGCGTTACCCGCTTGAAAGTTATCAGATAAACGATACTTAGATAACGGGCCACTATACGGTGCATTATTGAACGTAGCGCCGGAAGGATTTAAAAGACCCAACGTATTAGCGCCCATGTATGCGCCTGTCATTGCAGTAAAAGGATTTTCCTTTGCCCATTCCGCAGCTGAATTTAAACCCTTCATTAATGCGGAAGGGGGTTCTGCGGAAGGTATGCCTGAAGGCAGGCGCAAACCAGTATTAGATGCAGGCGCTGACAACTCGTAAGAAGTCATAGGCGCTGAACCAGCTGGCAAACCTGTAGGCGCAGTCAATGAGTAAGGACTTGCGCTTGGCTGCATAAGGTTGTTTACGCTGGAGAAATCATTAGCAGGGGCTGGTAACGCTTTGATCCCCTGAGAAATTCCCGGGCCGTTAGCCGCAGAAGAAGCCTCCATATATGCTTGTTGAGCTGGGGCTAGTGATTGCGCAGCTGCTTGTTGCGCCTGAATTTGTGCTGCATTAATACCAGCATTACCCGCCCCCGCGCCTCCCGCCGCAGCGTCAGCTGCCATACTAGCTTGATTTATACCTTGCGCACCTTCGGCTATACCGGGCGCAGCGCCAAGACCAGCAAGTTCGCTAGTAGCCAAAGCAGTGCCAAGAGCCTCAGCACCGTAAGCAGCACCAGCTTCGGCAGCGGCGGCGTCCGCTAAAAAATATTCAAGAATGGGCATGGGATACCTCGTTAGCAATTTCGGGCGACTCTAGTCCAGTGCCGCGCAGGTTATGAAGACAGCATAAAACAACATCATCTGTTAGCGCCATGAACGCATGCTTAGCGCCAGCAGGGATAGTAATCAGCGCAGGGGCAACAAATACTCCAAGAGACTCGCCATCCTGCCAACCTTCAACTGTTCCACGTGAAACCAACGTTATGTGGTCATGGGCATGGACATGCTGAGATATGATTGTTTTAGCCTTTGGCACGTTATAAGCGCGAACCCAGATGTCGTCTACTTCAGCAAACTCGATGTACTCAGGCGCTACTGACCTGTAGTTAGGGTTACTACTAATCTCGTCTAAGTTCATGGTTTAATCTTTAAAGTATTAGTTGCCGTATCGCGGTATACGTCGCCAGAACGTAGATTAGCTAAATTAGCTTGAGTTGGCAATGTATTTATACCTAAATTTAGAGTTGATCCACCCATAGCGCTAGGGTTAGAGATCTGATTAAAGTATAAACGTAAAACGTTGTTCAGCTGATCTTGATAGCGACGGTCGTATTCCGCAGGGGCAAGCGGCAGATTGGGTGGGGTTACATCTATTTGAGCCATCAGCGACGCCCATCCTGTCTAATATCAATACGGGGAGAACCCAACTGCCAAGTAGTATTAACTTGGTTTGATGCAATCTTAAATATCATTTGGCGTCCACGAAGACGTGTATAAATCTGCCCTGTAAATTCTTCAGTGATATTGTATGTTGTACCTGCACTGACGGGTTGCGCTGCATCGCTTGTTACACCAGAGCCAGAGTTTGCAAGCCCTTGCAGTGTCATTGTTACTGTAGCGGGATCCCCTGTTGTTGGAGAGTTTGTAGAATTTGCAAACGTCAGGTCAGGAAGTACACGCCAAACAAACGCAAAGTTATGACCGTCGCCAATATCAAACTCAGATGAAGCTATGTAAGCATTTAGAGGGAGTACCGTTTCAGTAGCTTCGTCATTAATTCCGCTCTCATGGTTAATAAGCAAGCCTGTACCAGCTGAAGTGTTATATGTCGCAGCAATTGGGTAGTTTAGTAAACCAGAATCTAACCACGCAGTGCGGCTCATAGTCCCGTAATACCAAACTTTTTCTATGTAGTTATATATTACATAGCGATCTATTTCGTTGCTATCTAAACTGCAGTAAAACCACCACACTTCATTGAAGCCCTCGTTTGTACCGGCAAACACCTGCAAATTTTGCGTAAAATTAATATTTTCAAATACAAAACGGCGTAAATCACAATTAAGTGTATTTACACGACCATCGTACATGTAGAACTTATCTACTCCCATCCAGTAAACAACACCAGAAGCAAGCACAGCTGCGTTCTGGCTATAGATAGAAATGTTATCCCCAAGTAGTTGAGATGACCATACATATGGGGGACCAAGATATTGCAAAGAATATACGGATGAATCTGTAAACACCACAATCTCTTGGCGCGTTTGTACGGCAGTGACAATTTCGGAACCGTGAGATAGGCGCACGCTACCAGCTTGGTTAGTGATTGAAGGAGTCCAGTCAACTAAAGATTCCTGATCAGACCAGCGAATCAACATGGGGTCTTGCGCATACGGATCAACTGCGTTAGGGTCGTTACAACCAAAAGCAAACACAAACCGACTAGTATCAGATACAAATAAATAGTTTTGGATGACAGGAACACCAGATGCGCCTGTCAAGCTACTTACTAAGACGCCACGAGCAGAAAGGCCAAGAGCCACATCCCAATAATAAATAGCGCCTTTTCTATATCCAAACACTAAGCTATCACCAAAATTATTTTGGCTCCACAATCGCAGAGCGTTTTCCCCCGCTGGAGTACTACCAAAGCCCCAAGCGCTAAGACCCCAGCCACCAGCGCCCCAACCAAAAAGAGGTTGTTGAATAGCTGACCCTGTACTAATTTGATAGGCTGCAGAAACGGAAGCGCCACCATAATTACCCGCAGCAATAATAGAGGGTGTTGTAATTGTATATGTATCAGCGTTTAAAACAGTAATCTGATATTCAGCATTAAAAATAGTTGAATAGGTACCAGTAGCACCGCTAAAAGTTACAAAATCATTAGTAATCCCACCATGCGCTGTATCGGTCACGGTAACCGTTGTTGTACCGTTTCCAGCAAAAGGGTTTGTATTGATGATAACTGTAGTGCGTAGAGGCGTTATATCAAAGTATGTACCACCCCTAGAAATGTAGAATTTTAAGTTTGTACCAATTCCAATAAGATTAAGGCGGCCAATAGTAACCCAGTTCCACAAAGAACGACATACGCCAAGAAAAGTACTTGTAGAATACCGTACCCAACCGCCAATTACTTCGGGATTACCCTGACGAAAACGAATTTTGTCGCACTCATACCAGCCACCCTCATTGGTGTAGCGCGTATTCTCCCGGTTGACACCGGGTCTAAATAAAATCTTTTGTAATGGCATAGCTTATTTTCCCATCAATTAAGGGATGTATCAAGCATAAGCTCTTGTGCCGGCTTTGTCGATAATTAGCGCTTGCTTACGTGGTTTAGCGTCGGGAGTGTTGGGGATGCTGATGTGTGTCCAGCGATCAAACTCTCGGATGACCTGATCATAGGGTAAGCTTGATGCGATTATAGTTTTAACCACATCATTAGGTGTCATCTGAGGCACGCGTATATCCACAGCGCAGCCAATCCTGTGCTGGCTAGTATCTTTAGAGCCCACAGCGTCGTTGACTTGTTTGCTTCTAAAAGCAGAGTTAACCATAATGGGTTTGCCTCCAAGTACAGTTTTGACGTCTTCAAGAAATTCTGCGAGGCGTTTGAGGTTTTCGAGTTCTGCATCATTTGGCGTATTATCATATTCACGGTGATCGGTGTGAGTTAGTTCTTCAAGTGTAAAGTGTTCGGTCAAGTTCATTTTTTCACCCTGTCGGTAATTTTCTCAAGTGTCCTGCCACCGAAGTAAAAGGACATCACAAGCATGCCCCACTGGCCCAGCAGCTCTACGTATGCGCCACGAGTCTCATATTCGAAGATAGAAGCAATTGCAAATCCAGAATACGCTACTAGCAAAAAGATCAGCGTCATAGGGCGAATGTTCTTAGATAACCAAGAGTCTGATGCCATGTCTGCTTGAACGCGCTGGGTCAGGTTGTTTTGCTCGGTCTTATACAGCTCAGTCTCGTTAGCCATCTTAGCCAGCTCGCCGTCTTGCGCCATCTTTGCAAGATCCATCTGGGCTTTGGCTTTGGCTTCTGGGTCTGGGATCAGCTTATCTATGAGCTTGCCGCCAATGTTTAAAAGTGAATCTAGTCCAATCATTTCTTATCCTCGGTTTGATTTAGTTTAATGCCTGACAAGAAGCCAATCATGCCGCCAATCAGCGTGGAGAAAGCGGGGCTAATCATTTTGAAGATTTCAGCGTTAT